TAACCTTCATTATTTGTTGTATCTAAAAGTAGAATAGCAGAAGTTCCTGCGTTATCAAATCTTACAAGGTCGCCTGATGTATGCAAAATTCTTTGAGGGTCATCAGTTCCAATTCCTACGTTTCCTCCGTTTGGATTTAATAAAAGTGTATTACCGTCGCTTAAATCAGTTATACTTGTAGACTGTATCCAAGCTCTTGATGAAGTTCCTAAACCAAAATCTAAACTTGCAGATAAAGTTGAGCTTGTTGTTGATGCAAGTCTTAATCTTGTTCCGTCGCTTACAGTAGTTCCCGAAGTAGCAGGTTGTCCCGTAGCGTCTCCTCTAACATCTAAAGTAGTTACGGGTAAAGTATCTCCAATTCCTACGTTTCCAGAACTGTCTATAACCATTCTTTGTGCCCAAGTAATTGCAGAATTTGCTGTTCCTGTACCTGCATTTTGGAAATTAATTACATCATCATTAAACCAAATTCTACTTGTTGCGTGTGCTGAAATTCTTTGTTCTTCACTAGCTGTTGTAAACTTAAAGTTTGTTCCAATACCGCCATCTGGATTTGCATTATTAGCTCTTGCAAACATACTTAAACTCCCAAATTGGAAATTTCTCCAAGTACCTGTTGAATTTTCAGCTTCTGCATTTAATCCAAAGTTTCCAGAACTGTCTATATTCATTACTTCACTTGTGCCTACCTCTATTCTTAATGGTCTTGCTGTTTGAGAACCATCTTGTTTACCTACTTTAATAAATGCAGAAGTAGAATCACCACCTATTGAAATCATTGATGCACTCGCTGTTAAACTTCTTGCAACTATTTCACCACCTACTAATAATTTTGTATCATAATTTGTAGTAAAGTTGCCTGAAATAGTATCATTAATTCCTACGTTTCCTTCAAATTCAGCATCGTTGTTACCTTTTAGTGTTAAAGCTCTTGATAATACACCTCCTGTTGTAGTATTAAAATTAAGTTGGGTAGTTCTTGAACTTGTAGCCCAGTTAGCTTCTGCAGATGCACTTATTTGAGCAGTTACATATTGGTTACCTGTATCTATATCTTCGCCACTAAATTCGAATTTACCTAAACTATTTCCAGAAGTTGGAACTGCATCTCTTGAAACTGTAATACTTGACCCAGTCGAAGTTGTTGTAAAGACATCTTCTGCAATTAAACCTCCTGTAATGTCTAATTCTGCTTGAGGATTAGTATTTCCACCAAGTCCTATATATCCATTACTAGATTTAGCAAATAAAACTGTACTTCCAGTTTGGAAATTATTATCAAAAGATTGAAAAAAGAATCCTCCAAAAGAACCCCTTGCTTCCATTCTCCAGTTGTTATCTGTATTATTGGTGTCTTCGAAATCAAGTATAGGTGTTCCGTCTGAAATTGTTATGTCATCTGCAAATGTTGTTTTTCCTGTAACATCTAAAGTTCCTGCAACTAAAGTATTTCCTGTTGTAGCATTTACTGTAAACTTATTTGTGTTGATTGCTAAATCTCCTGTAAAAGCAGTATTTCCACTTGAAGCAGCAACTGTAAATTTATCTGTATTTACTGCAAAGTTACCTGTTGAACTTAAATTAGTGTTTGTACTTAATGAGCCATCTACTGTAATTGCACTTCCTGATTCTGAAACTATTGAATCTGCTATTACTTGTGTTGCTGACCATTTAGTTAAATTTCCTGTTGTTCCTGTTCCGTCTATTTGTGAATGATCTAATTTAGTCCATTGATTGTTTGCACCAGCTATAACCCAGTCTCCTACAGTCCAGTTAGATATACCATTTAATGTAGTAGTCCCCCCAACGCTTACAACATAATAATGACCTTGCGTTATAAAAGGACTATTATCTATTGTATAGGCTTCTCCTGTTAACATTATATCTGCACTTAAAGAAAGTGTTGTATCGCTATCTACGTTTGAAACTAAAGCAGTTTGACCGTCTACTTGATTGACTACTTGATCTCCTACCGTTACTGTACTTGTAAAACTTGCAGAACTATCTACTAATTTATTTGCTGTTGTTGCAGTTGTTGTTCCGTTTGCAGCTTCCCCACCCCCAGAACTTAATACTGGAGAATTAGTATCTGCATCCCAAGAACCCATAAATCTTAAACCACCTGCTAATCCATTTACTTGTGATTGTAGTTTACCAAATCCTTCAACTATTGTATCTGTTGCTAAAACAGAACTTGCAGAAGGAGAAGTTAATCCTGTTAATACTTTACTTGTTACTGAATTATTGTCTAATGTTACTGCACCACTTACATTTCCTGTTCCGTCTACACTTGATATTGTACCTGTTGCTTGACCTGTTAAAGATAAATCCCTTGCAGTTTCCCAAGCTGTAGCTGTATCTGCGTTTCCTGTTAAATCTCCAGTTACATTTCCAGTAACATTCCCTGTCACGTTTCCAGTAACATTTCCTGTAAGATTACCAGTTACATTTACATTTACTGTACTTGGTAAACCTATTGTTACTGCCTGACCAGAACCTGATGTTTCTATTTCATTAGTTGTTCCTAAAACACTAAACGTTTCTGAATTTAAAACTACTGCACCACTTCCTGAATCTGTTGTAAAATCTAAATCACTTGCATTGTTTAAACCTTTTACATAAGCAGTTGTCGCTACTTTTGTTGAATCGTCACTTGATGCTTGTGTTGTTGCAGTAACACCATTAGCTAATACAGATGTTGCAGTTACATTTCCTGTTAAGTCTCCTGTAACGTTACCTGTTACGTTTCCTTGTAAGTCTCTATGTACTGTTGCAGGTAAACTTAAACTTAATCCTTGACCCAAAGCTGCAGTTGTTATTTGATTTGCAGTTCCTGTTACGGCAAATGTTTGTGTGTTAAGGTTTACATCTCCTGTTCCACTATCACCAGAAAAATCTAAATCAGAAGCTGCATCTAATATGTCTACATATGCAGTTGTAGCAACCTTTGTAGAATTATCTCCTTGTGTTTGTGTAGTTGCAGTTGATCCGTCAGGCAGAACAACACCACTTGAATTAAAAGAAATTGTTAATGTTTGGTTTGATGCTACTGTTGTAATTTGATTTGCAGTTCCAGCAATGTCTAATAATTGTGAATCTAAATCTACAGAACCATTTCCAGTATCTCCTTCAAAGTCTAAATCCTGTAATGTAACGTGTCCTTGTACATAATCTATAATAGCAGCAGTTGTAGGGATTGAAGTGTCGTTATCGTTGTTTAAAACGCCATCTGCAGCATCTACAAACTTGCTTATAATTATATTTTCGCCTGTATCTTTTAAAGAGCCAAATTCTAATATAGCAGTAACTTTAAAATCTCCTGCTGTATTCATAAATACCCCACTTGCTAATCCTGAACCGTCTGTTAGCTCTTTTAAACTTGAAGTTAAAGCAGCATTATCAATAGTTTTGATTAAACCTGAATAAGTATCTGATATTCTTGTGTTAAATAGACTTGCCATATTTTTTATTTTTTATTTCTTGTTTCTTTAAAAACGTTTTCAGTTTTTCTATATTTTTTTGTTTTGGTTTATATCTCATAATACCCAGCCATTAAATAATGCATCATAGTCAGGATAAATGTCGTCATTTGTGTTACTTGTGTATTCAGGATAGTCTGATTGATTAAACGACATAAAATCAATAAAACGTCTTGAATAATATTCCATAAATTCACGAGCTTTGTCTACTAAATAATCTACTTCGTTTTTACTTACTGTTTCGCTTGTTTCTGATCTATGTTTAAAGACACCACCATTTTTTATAGCATAACTTGCAAATGGAATATAATATACTTGAGCTGCCCATATCAACATTGGCTGTAAATATGTGTTAAGTAATGTTTTGTATTTAGCATTAGCTACGTCATCAATTTCTCCATTAGCAATTAATGTAGATATTTTATTGTATAAGTCTGTACCTGTATAGTTTTGTATATCTATTTCTTGAGCTATCTTGATAAACTGTATAAATTTATCAGTATCTACGTTGCCATCTATTATGGAATTTCTAACTAAATCGGTTCTATTTATAAATAATGCTGTTGCCATAATTTTCTATTTTGGGTATGCTCCTTGATTAGGCATATTAACTGGTGCTATTTGTGATTGTTTAGTCCCTCTTGGATTCTTAATATAAGTTTTAGGTATTGTTCTTGTTTTCTTGTAATCACTTAAATCTTTAGATGGTTTAGTGTTTGCTTTTAGTCTATATAATTGACGCATCCATTTATGTCTACAATAAATGCCACCCTTGAATTTGAACAAATCGTATGCTTTGCCTTTATGTCCTAATTCTTTGTTAACTCCTTCTCTTGACGCTTTGTCAATATCTTCTAATCTATAAACAATACCTGATTTAGATAAACGCATCATATTTTCACAAAAATCTCTTGTTGAATTACTTGGTTTTTTAGAACCTACTACATACTTATATCTAATCTTATAGTTTTTAGAATCTAAATAACTAAAGCCATCAGGTTTAGCAGTAATTTCATCTTTTAATTGTTGAAACAAACTCTTTTTTTCATCAATACATATATTAGCCCAGTCCTCATTGCTTATGTCAGAGCCTTCTTGTAATTCGTCTACAAGTTCCCATTCGTCATTTATTACTTCGCCTTTTAAATTTTCTAAAATAACTTCTCCAAGTTCGCTTGACATTTTAATCGGAATACAATTAGGCACTAACCTACCGTTCTTAACTTTCATTCCATATTGTTCATATCCAGCTTGACAAGGTTTTTTTAAGTCAATTTCATCGTGTGATTCACAAGGCATATACCAAACCTTATCTCCTTCTTTGTGTTCGTGATGACCAGAACATCCCATTTTTTCTGCTTGTTCTTCTGCTTCTTCTTTAGTTTCGTAAACCTCAAATCCGTCTATTTCTTTAAGATCAGTAGACATTTTTATTCCAGTTTCTTCTTCTATTTCTTCATCTGTCTGTACACTTCTGTCAACGTCAGTAAATTCTAATGGCTGTAACGTAATAAAGTATAGGTTTAAGGCTATATTATTGTAAGCGAGTATGTTGTCAAAGCAATCTATTAAAAGTTCCTGAAACGGTCTTATAACGGTGTTATCCATAAGCAAGGATGCTGTCTTTATTTCATCTGCATTGTTTCCAAGACCTGTATTGTCTTTTATACCTAAAAGCATAGGACTTACTACCCTATGAGCTACTAATACTTTACTTTGTGATTCGTCACTTAAGAATTGGTATTGATTGTGAGCATCTGATAATTGAACAGGTGTTATTTCTGCTTGTGCTTCTTTATTGTCGTTAAATGATAATATAAATTTACCTGCATTACTTGTTCCACTAAATTTTTGTGCAATACGTTGCTCTATTAGTTCTCTTTCTTGTGGATTGGGTGTTCCATTATTGAAATTTATAAGCATTGAAGGACTTAAACCATTCATTATATTGTTTAAATGATAGTTACTGATCTCCTCCTCAAGCTCTGCATATTGTATGCCACCCTGATAATCTACTGGTGCATAGTAGTAAAAGCCTGATTTATAAGGTTTTATGTAATATATTTCTATGTTTTCTTTTGACATTCCATAAGCTGGTATTCTTAATGGCTTATCACTTGGTTTTAATTTAGACCAATCTTTAAAATAATAGTATGCTGGTATATCTCCATCTTCATTACATTTTTCTGCCCTTAATGTTTCAATAGGCATATGTTCTATTTGAGCAATTTTAGTTCTGTCTTTAGAATAAATTATTTGCATTGCACATTGACCCATTAGTTTTAGATCATAACATAGTTTTCTTACAATATCCTTTTTAAATAATGTAATCATTTCTGCATACTGCTCTGGTTTTCTGTTAGAATCAGTAGCTCCTAAACCTTTACCGTAGATTTGTTGACTTATACCATTAATACAGGCATTGTTTGTAGGACTTCCATTGTATCTGTCTATTAAAAATTGAAAGTAATTGTTATCTTCTCCATAACCTACCCATTCTTGGTTTGGAACTTCTGTCACTTCTGGACTTGTATAGGTGCTTAAATTAACAAAACTAATTTCGGATTTAGATTCTTTAACAAATTGACCTAAACTATTTCTTTTTCTATTTTTCATATTACAATGTAATCATTATTATAAGAATTGTCTGTTATGTATTGACCTTGATTGATGTTATAGTATAAATTATCCATTTGATCTATTTCTTGGTCTGTACAGAAAATCTTGTCTTTAAATATATCTACAATGTTTGTTGTATCTACATTCCAAAATTCATTATAAACTTCCCATAAAAAATAATTAGTATTCCAAAAATTAGGGTCTGTATATAATTCTAAATCGTAAAAATGACCTTCAACTAAAACAGGACTAAATGCTTGACTAAACGTCAAATAATTACCAGATGTTATAGCATTAGAAACTTCATAAATTTGCGTTACATTAGTACTGTCATCTGTAATAGACAAAGTAAATTGTGAACCATACTCTCTTGGTATGATTTCAAACGCTTGAGACGAAGTAGTAGTCTTTAATACAATCATTTTATATATAACGTAATAAATAAGTTATTTTGTGAAAATGTTAAGGCAAAAAAAAAGCACCCCGAAGGATGCTTAATTTTTAATATCAATAAATATTAGTTAGGTTCAATTTGTGTTGCGTCTGCAACAATCAATCCTGAATCTAAAAAGTAAGGAGCTAATTCTTCCTGTCCTTCCATTACTAAAGTGAATCCTGATAAATCTCCTGCTGCAGCTCCAGAAACTACTGTTCCTGAAACAAACTCCATTCCGTTTTCAAGTCCACATAAGAATTGATTTCCGTAATAATCTTCAACACAAACGTAAGGTCTTGCAACTGCAATCTGTTGTAATTCTGCTTGAGTTTTAGCATCAAGGAATGTAAGTGTTAAATTTAAAGTTTGTGTATAAAAAGTAGTTCCATTTTCTCTTGAACTTGTTACAGTAGTTTCAAGTGAAGAATTACCCTTTACATCAAATTGATACCAGTCAGGTTGTGTTCCTGCGATAGTTGTTACTTGTTTTGTAGAAGAATCTACAGTGACACCAGTAATACCTCCGAAGTCTCCAAACCAAACTGTTTTTATGCCACCGAAGGCACTTTTACAAGGTAACTTTCTCCCTGTGTTTAATGTACAAGCCATAGTTTATATTTTATTTTATAAAAAAAGGGTAAGTAGGTTATCCCCACCTACCCTTATTTTTGGTTAATTTTATTTATTAAGAATAAAGAACGATCTCGCTTCCTATTCCGTATTGAACTCCAGCAGTAAATCTCATAATAACTCTTACGTTTTTACTTCCGTCAATATCAGCCATATCAATCAATTTTACAAGATTGTAGTCAGACATTAATCCAGTTCCAAAGTAAAGGTTACTTCTTTGAGCAGCCATTGCATAATTGTTTGGTAAACCATTAGCAACAAAGATTTTCACACCGTCAATAGAAAGATTTTCTCCTCCAGCATACCAAAGTGTACCTCTGTTGTCAATACCATTTGCTCCTACAGAACCTACATTTTCAGTTCCTGCAACGTTAGTTATAGCAGCATATCCTCCTAAAGCTCTAACATATGCTTTAGCAATGTTTTGTGAAACGTAAATGTGTAAATCGTCTTTACCATATAAAGTAGATGGAATTGCATCAACGATTTTTCCAAGTTCAGCAATTACGTTTCCAGAATTAACACCACCACCTACAGCAGCAACATCAATAACGTCAGCATCAGCAGTAGCTAAAGTTGTGAATCCATCAAATTCTCCAGCTACAGCACCACCAAGATTTCCTTGCCAGATATTGTTTTCTGTTGAAGCAGATACTTGTTCTGCAACGTGAGCAATTAAGAAACTTGAAAAATCAGGAGGTAGGTTATCAAAAGCAGAATATCCCATAGATACAGCTCCCCAGTCTGATTCAAAAGGTGTTTTACATAATTCAAGATTTACTTGAAATTGTTCTGGCTGGATAATTCTTTCTGTAAGTGTTACAGAACCAGCAGATGTGAAGTCACA